CTAAGAGAGGATGCCTACAGGGAATACCTCAAAGAAAACGCACAATATACTTCAAAAGAAGTAACTAAAGAAAGGTTGAAAAAGTTTCTTAAATAATATAATATAATTATAGTTGCATGCTACAAGATAGTATGATATAATGTTATTATGAAGGATATAAATTATGAATAAATATAATTTTAAATCTCACGATGAAGTACCTGATAATCTAGCAGATTATGTAGTGGATGTATGCGTCTTCTCTGGGCTAGAAATAAATAGCTTGACAGATATTAAATTATCTGATATAAACGGTTTTCTAAATGGTCTTGAAGAACAAGCTGATGAGGTAGTTGAATGAGTGTAGTAGAGGGTAAGGTGTGGGGTATGACAATGCCCCTTATTCAGAGGCCACAGCTAGAGGTACATAGTATCTTTGTTAATGCTGGTGGATATTGTTCCAAGCATAAACATCAATCAAAGATAAATGCTTTTTATGTAGAGGAAGGAGAATTAGAAATACATAGATGGAAAGATTATAACTTGGTAGATGTTACAGTCTTATACAATGAAGATGTAGCTATAGTTCCTGCTGGTGAGTATCATATGTTTAATGCTAGAACAGATACTAAAGCACTGGAGATATACTGGTCTGAGTTACACATCAATGACATTGAAAGAGAAATAGTAGGGGGAGTTGATGAAACTCTTGATCTATTTAATTCTCCAAAGAAAAATAACTTTGGAAAAGTATTTAATATAGATGACTTAGAGGGGAAAGAGTAATGTCTGTTATAATGGAAGTAGCAAAACAAAGCGGCAGTCCTAAATTAATTATGAAAGAAGATTATAATTCTCTAGATTTTTCAGAGAAGTTACAATGTCTAGTATCAATACGCACAGCTATTGAAAAAGAAATAGCCTTTACTGAAAAAGACTTCAGAAGATTTGTTAATAAACGTAGGTTCTAAAAGGATTAGTATAATGGATAAAGATTTTTTTGAGTGGCTGTTCAAAGCACTAAAGATTGATGTCAATGGTAGGTCAATGTACTCAAACATTTATAAAGATGGATTTAAAAATGTTGATCGCTATACTAGGGCTGGTAAAAATGGTAAAGTTATTATCTGTCCTGTATGTGGTGAGCCAGAATTAGTACACCACTTTTCATGGTCGGCTATGACGTGTCCATCATGCCGTGAAAGCTCTGATAAAAATGATTGGCTGGTTAGTATTTGATGTATAAAATATTATTATTGTTATTATTTTTTAGTACATCTGCACTGGCACAGTCAGAGTACATCCCAGAACAACGTAACTTAAATTCAGAAGAGTTGTGTTTGGTTCAAACAATATACTTTGAGGCAAGGGGAGAGAGTTTTGTAGGTCAGCTTGCTGTTGGTAGCGTTGTGATGAAGAGGCTGAGTAGTAACTCATATCCAGATACTATCTGTGGTGTAGTAAGAGCAGGTGTATACTGGAAAGGTAATCCAGTTAAAGACAAGTGTGCATTTAGTTACTGGTGTGATGGTAAGAGCGAGAAGATGTATGACATAATGGCCTATGATGATGCTGTCACAGTTGCCAATATGATTCTAAGTGGAGCTAGAATAGAAACTATTAAGAGTGCTACACATTATCACGCAGTTTATGTCGAACCTTCTTGGTCTTTAAAGTTAAAGAAAATAACAAGAATAGGTAAGCACATATTTTACAGGAGATAAAGTTCTAGAAATTCTAGAAGTTTAAATATAAAAATGTTTGTAATTGTCCAAGATATAATTAAAGAAGCACACAAAGATTTAGATAACTTTGATTGCTTTGATATTTTGACAACGCCTACTGGCTTTCCAATGAAATTTAAAACAGAAGTGGAAGCACTTAAATTTCTAAATGACTTAGGAATTGATATGCCAACAGGATCAGATCAAGGAGAAATTAGAATTGACAGACTCCATTAAACAATACAACGCTGTGGTAGCTCAACTAAATAAAAATATAAGTTCGCTTCAAATTATAAATAAACGTCAGGCTGAAACTATTAAACAGTTGAGAAGAGAGCTATCCATAGCACGTCAAGAAAAAGGTTCTGGTAATATGTGGGCTGAGTTAGATGGCAGCAGAGATAATTAATTTTTATAAGCACTGGAAAGAACGGCAAGAAAAGTTAAGGAAATCAATGGGTTATCCAGATGATTTGTGGTACATGATGCTCGACAATGGTTATGATCCTTTAGATATAGATGACGTGAAAAAATTTATAGATGATTTTGAAAAGGATATGATAGGCAATGACTAAAAATTTATGGCAAAAAGACAGGGCAACCCTATTTAAAAATTATGTACGACAGTATAAAGAAGAAGGCTATGACGTAAAAGAAGCAAGGCAGTTAGCCAAGATTGAAATCAATGAGGTCATGGCAGATAAAGAAGACTTTGTAGATAATCTTTGGAAAGAAACTTTTGAAGATGTATAATCTAATTTACAAAGATAAGATAGTACAAAGATACAAAACCAAACGTGAAGCAAAAAAAGATCTTGACGACAGGGCTAGTCTATGCTATATGTTAAGAGTAAATCCTTCTGAAGCATATTCAATTACGAAAGGAAAGACCCATGCAACCAGAAGAAAAAGGTTGGAAAGGACCATGCGATGAGTGTGGATCATCCGATGCCAACCATCACTATCCTGATGGACACACCTATTGTTACAGTTGTAAGACTCATAAACCTGCAAAGGAAGTAACCACTATGGCTACAGTACAATCCAATACAAATCAAAACTCTCTGAAGTTACTAAACTCTAGTAGGCTTGCTGAGTACAATGATATACCTGAACGTAAGATTACAAAGGAGACTGCAAGAAAATTTAATACCCTCACCAAGAAGAAGGGATCAATGACAACTCACCATGTCTATCAGTACTATGACAGTAAGGGCAATCACATCTGTAACAAGGTGCGTGATACTGCCAACAAAAAGTTCTGGTCTGAAGGCAACATGAATGGGGCTGGTCTGTTTGGGCAGAATATATTTACTCAGAAGGCAAAGTTCATTACCATCTGCGAAGGTGAGGTAGATGCCATGTCTGCCTATCAGCTAATGGGTTCTCAATGGCCTGTTGTCTCACTCAAGAATGGTGCGGCATCAGCGGTATCAAACTGCAAGCAATCGTTTGAATACCTAAATCAATTCGGTAATATTGTATTGTGTTTTGATAATGACAAGGCAGGTAGAAAAGCGGCAAATGAAGTTGCTGAAATATTTGAACCCAATAAATGTAAGATAATGCAACTTGATTTAAAGGATGCCAATGAGTGCCTCAAGGTAGGCATGAGGTCAGAAGACTTTATCAATGCTTGGTGGGCCGCAAAACCTTTTACTCCTGCTGGGATTATCAATCTACATGATCTTGGTGACAGTCTTTATGATGAAGATTATTGTGAGACTTGCCTGTACCCTTGGTCTGATCTCAATGAGAAGACCTATGGTATGAGAACAGGTGAGCTTGTCACGTTCACCAGTGGGGCTGGCATGGGCAAGTCAAGCATCATGCGTGAACTCATGCACCACCTCATGATGAATACCAAGGATAACATTGGTGTCTTGGCAATGGAAGAGAGTGTACGTAACACAGCCTTCAACATCATGAGTGTCGAGGCCAACGCTAGGCTTTACATTAAAGAAGTGCGTGAACAGTTTACACCTGAACAACTACGTGAGTGGCAAGAAAAAACTATAGGAACAAAAAGGTTCTTTGCCTTTGATCACTTTGGTTCAATTAGTAACGATGAAATCCTAGCTCGTGTACGTTACATGGCTAAAGCATTGGAGACTAAGTGGGTGATACTGGATCACCTCAGTATCTTAGTGTCTGGTCAGGAAGATAATGGTGATGAACGTAAGTCAATAGATATTCTAATGACCAAGTTAAGGTCACTGGTGGAAGAGACAGGCATAGGTTTGCTACTGGTGAGCCACCTACGTAGGCCAGCAGGTGATCGTGGTCATGAGGATGGGCGTGAGGTATCTCTCTCACACCTACGAGGCTCTGCCAGCATTGCACATCTAAGTGATGCGGTCATAGCCTTGGAGCGCAACCAGCAAGCAGACGATGAGCAAGCTGCCAACACTACTACCATACGTATTCTAAAGAACAGGTACACTGGCGACACAGGTATTGCTTGTTATCTACACTACGATAAAGAAACTGGTCGAATGACACAAATTGATAACCCTTTTATGGAGAATGAATAATGAGTAAAGCTTGGAAAGTATATAGTCCTAAATTAAATAAATTTTATAGGAATAAAAACATGCAAGGACTTATTTGGGAAAGAAAAAGTGCTGCTAAAAGATGTAGAACAAGATTTATAAATGAATATAATCTTCCTAACGATGCTTTAGAAATTATTGAATATGATCTATCTGAAACCAGAAGGTATAAGCATAATCAAATGAACGAGCTATAGGAGCAAATAAATGACAACGATGGGCAAGCGTAAACGATTTGATAGGGCATTGTATGAAGTAGCAGATAGAGATGCAAAGGCCGCTACCTTGAAGTATATTAAAGATATGAACTACACCACCATAGATACAAAGGAAAGAAAAGACTTTGATATTATCTGCAAAGCATCAGAAGATATTCATCACCTCTATGAAGTAGAAATAAAATATTCTTGGAAGGGTGATTGGAACCCTACTTGGAAGGAGATACGAATACCTTATCGCAAGAGCCGCTTACTTACTAAGTGGAAGGAGCAATACCCTGACGCACTCTTCACATTCATAGTGTGGCGTAATGATTGTAAACAAGCATGGCATATTGACGCAAATATTTTACTTGACTGTGAGGTAAAAGAAGTGTCTAATAGGAACATCAGAAAGGGTGAGAAGTTCTTTCACATTAATGTGGAGGATGCTTGTCTCATTGAGGTAGAATGACAACAGCTATAGTTGATATTGAAACAGACAGTTTGAATGCAACAAAGATACATTGTATCGTAGCAAGGAGTTATGAAACAAATAGAGTTAAGGCGTGGGTAGGGCAGGAGTGTTCAGAGTTTGCTAGTTGGTCGCAGCAGATTGATACTTTTATTATGCACAATGGTATCAGCTTTGATGCTCCTGTCCTAAATCGTATACTAGGATGTAACATAAAGCTTAATCAAATACGTGATACTCTTATTGAGTCACAGCTTTACAATCCCATAAGAGATGGTGGGCATTCTCTTGAGGCATGGGGCAAGAGCCTTGGCTTTGAGAAGGGAGACTTCCATGACTTCTCAGAGTACTCTCCTGAGATGCTGGAGTATTGTAAACGTGATACAGAGGTAACACGTCTGGTAGCACAGGAGCTAGAGAAAGAAGGCAAGGATTTTAGTTCTCAGTCTTATGAGTTAGAGCGTAAGGTCAGAGCTATAATAGATAAGCAACAGAACAATGGCTTTGCTTTTAAATTAAAAGAGGCTATGATCCTACAGGCTCAGTTGCAAGATGAGTTGCATGAACTAGAGTCCAAAGCAGAGGAAGACTTTGAACCCACAGTGGTTGAATTAAAAACCAAGACTAAGTATATACCTTTTAATATAGCAAGTCGTAAGCAGATAGCAGAGAGACTACAGGCTAAAGGGTGGAAGCCCAAGCAGATGACTGACAAAGGTAACGTGATTATTAATGAGGCAGTCTTATCAAAGATTGATATGCCCGAAGCCAAGATGTTTAACAGGTATTTCCTATTGCAAAAACGCACTGGCTTATTAAAGTCTTGGATATCAGAATGCCAAGAAGACAACCGTGTACGTGGCAAAGTAATGACACTGCGTACCATAACAGGAAGGATGGCACATGCAGTACCTAATATGGCACAAGTTCCCTCTATCTCTAGTAGCTACGGCAGAGAATCTAGGGGATTATGGGGCGTTGATGATACGACTAAGTATCGCTTGGTAGGTGTT